TAAAGCCTGCGCCGTAACCACAGGCACACCGCCAAGCACCATGTCCCACACGTGGTCGCTCACATCCTTAATAGTAGTGGTCAAATCCCGCACCGGGTCCTTGTACCAATTACCAGAACAGAATGTCAGTATGGTGTGGGCCACAGGATACTCCGGCAGAGCTCCTGGAAATCTCATCAACTGCAGGAACTCATCATGGTGTGTAGACAACAGGCCCTTCGATGCTTGCGATGTAAATCCCAACTCGTCGGCCACAAATGCGTGCAGTGCTGCAGGGCCCCAGTCGGTGTATGACACTGTTTCGTCATCACCGCAAAGTCGCTGTTTCCCTGCGAACACGTCACCAAACATTGCCGACATGACACTCTTGATGCTTTCCAAGTACACCAAGTGCAGGATGGTATTGTCGCGAGCGGTGTTTCGGTGACCGGACCAGAGCCCACACTTGGCCTTCACATTGCCTATGGGCGTGCGTATGGTGGCATTCAGGTATGATCTAGCCACCCACCTACATGCAGCTGCTTTGGACGCGGCAAATGCAAGGGGCACACGCTCCCACGCTCGCGCCATGGCCAGATCAACCTCCTGGAGAGACCGCAGTGAGTGCAAAATGTTGAAGTTGGAGAAGTCGTTGGACACTCGCCACACCCTGGGCCCGCAGTCGAAGGCCACCCACTCACTGATGTCAACCGGATCTTGCCGAAGCACCATTCCACCCAACTTAGTAGCAGTCTCAATGTGCTGGGAGGCATACCCGGCAACAAGTGCAGTAGCATCATCCACTGCAAGTAGTGCCCGCCGCTTCAATCCAGGCTCAGGCTTAGTAGAGCCACGTGCAATGCTACGAGGCACATCTCTCAGTATCCGCCCAACATCAGTCTCAGTCAATGACTCCATTGCAGTTGGTTTAGTCGGCCTCATCTGCAGATCAAGATGCCTCACTGTCTTAAGGCGCTTCTTGAGCTCAGCAGCGTGAGAGGTGGTACCACCCGGGGTGCTCCACCAGCGCTCAGTGACATATTCAGCCACGTCACCACACTTGGCGGCTATGCTACGCACAGCCGCATCCGCAACTTGCGCCAGCCAGAACTCTCGCATGCGCTGGTACCCCTCCGTACTCACATTACTTCCATCGAAGGCTGCCTTGGGGGTGGTGTCGCTGACTCTCTCAGCAATCTCCTTCTCCCAGTCAGCATCTGCGTCAGTTCGCCCGACCAATGAGTAGAGTTTGCGGAGCCTGAATGCATGACGTAGCTCGCCACGTCCACGTCCAAACACATGACCCAAACGTCTAGCCTCAGAGGCAAATGTCTTGACACAATCCCACTTGTCCATGGGCACGCGATGGATCGGCAATTCGGAGCACACGTACTTGCCAGTGTCAGTGGTAAGCCATATGCACAAGGCCGCCACTGCGTATTCAAGCTGAC